CGGCGCGGCCGAGCACCTGATCGGCGCCGATCGCGATGTCGGCGAGATTGCCGGTTGTGCCCGTGGCGCGGCCGAGCACAGAAAAGGCACCGGCCTGCTGCACCTTCCCGTAGGTGACGGTGTTGTTGCCGTAGTGGTTGGTGCCGAGCGTGATGCTGGCGAGGTTGCCCGAGCCGGCGCGGCCGAGCACCTGGTCGGCGCCGATCGCGATGTCGGCGACGTCGCCGTTCGAGTCCGCCGCGCGTCCGATCACCGAGCAGGCGCCCGAGGCGCGGATCATGGCGTTGCTGATCGCATTGGCCGGGACCGCGTTGGCAATGGTGACCGTGATCGCATAGGTAGAGGCCAACTGCACCCATGCGGTGCCGTTATAGCGCTCCCAGCGAGCGTTCGCGCTGCCCCAGCGGATGAAGTCCGTCTGTGGATTTTCCACCGTCACCACCGCGGGGTCGAGCCCCTTGGCAATGTCGGTGTCGCGGTCGCGCAGCCGCTCGAGGACGGTCGCGCGCGCCAGCGCGAGATATGTCGAGAGTGATTCGCCCCAGTCCATGCTCATGCTCCTTTCGCTTCCCAGCGCACTTCGCGCGTGATCCTGGTGCCGGAGAGATCGAACACCAGCACCTTGAATCCCGTCGGATGCGGCACGTCGGTGAAATCGATCACCACGATCGCCGGCGTGGTGCCTTGCGCGGTCCCCGTGATCGCGTGGATGTCGATGAAATCGACGTTGAAGTCCACGGACGTGCCGCCGGTGTCGCCGGCGTTCGCGGTCACCGTGCCGGCGTCCCCCTTCAGCTTCACGTCGAGCCGCGTGATCAGCTCCTCGACGTAGATGAGGTCATCCCGGCCGCTGCCGGCGAAGTCGAGCGTCACCTTCACGAACTGGAAGTCCGTGCCGTAGACCGACCACTGGCCGGGGAAGTCCGTCCAGGGGTCGGTCGGCAGCTTGCGGATCGAGATGGTCGGTGTGATCGTGATCGCGCCCGAGATCTGCGTGGTGGCAATGTCCACCGTCACCTTGGTCGCCGGCAGCACGGTGCCGTAGTCGATCTCCTCGACGTACTGCGCGCCCGTGGTCCCAGGCTGCATGTAGATCGGAAAGCCCGCGTCGATCGCGTCCTGCCAGCTCGTCCAGCTCTCGTTCGCGAACGCATCGTCGTACGAGACGTCAGGATCGGTCATCACCAGCAGCCGGCCGTCGACCACCAGCGCGTTGGTCTTCCCGCCCGAAAAATCCGAGACGATGGTGTCGAACAGCACGTAGTCCGGCGGCTGCGCGACCGTGGCTAGAATGACGCCGGGCGCGCCGGTATTGCCGGCACTGTCAACGCCGGCGACCCAGTAGCTGTACTGCCCCGCCGCCGTCTCGAAAATCACCGCGAACCGCGACTGGATCACGCCGATCACGGCGGCGCTCGCGAACGCCGGCCCTCGCCGCACTTCGTAATGCTGGATGGGCAGCGTCGCCTGCGCGTCGGTCCAGCGCAGCAGCACGTTGTTGTCGATCACTTCGGCCTGCACGGCGGGACTCGTCGGCGCGGTGATCTGCACCTCGACCATCACCGGCGTGCCAGTGTTGCCAGCGATGTCCACCGGCGCCACCCACCATTGACGGGCGCCACCCCAGTCCACGCGCGCGACGAACAGCGTCACGTCCACGCGCGCCACCAGCAGCGCGGTCCCCCAGGTGGCGCCGTGACGGATCTCGTAATACGCGAGCGGGTAGCTGCCCCCGACCGGCGTCGGCCAGGCGAGCCGCAGATCCGGGCCGTCTATGGTCGCGGTGACGTTGAGCGCCGGCGGTGCGATCGGCACGGCGGTCGCCGCGGCCGCGGTGATCGAGTAGTTGCCCGAGGTGTCGATCGCCTTGATGAGGAAGGTTGTCGGCGCCGAGAGCGCGCTCGCGCGGTAGCGCGTGCCGCGCACCTGCGCGATGACCGCCGCCGTCTCCCAGACCTCGCCGGCGCGGATCTCGTAGAGGTCGGCATCGACGTCCGGGATCGGCAGCCAGGCGAGATCGGTGTAAGGGCCGTCGAAGCCCACCGTCAAGCCGGTGACATTGGACGGCGGCGCGCTCTTGCCGATCACCGTGTAATCCGCCACGAGCGGCGTGCCCGCGCCGAAGAACGGATGGATCGGCGTAATTTCGAGGCGCACCGTCCCCGCGTCCGGCACGGTCGCCTCGAAACGGCGCCCGTGGGTGGAACCGGCGGCCGCGAGCGGCGCGCCGTTGATGCCCAGCCGGATGTTCGCGTGATCGTAGACCCCGGCGGTCTCCCAGGTGAGCGTCATCTGCACCACGAACTCGCCGCCGGCGCGCAGCAGCTCCTCCGCGATCTCCAGATCGCGCACGACCGGCAGCGGCGGCACGAACGTCGGCGGCGGCGTATAGACATAGGCGCCGTCCTCCGCGGCGTAGTAGTCCGGCGTCTCGTCCACGCAGGTGATCCGCACCTCGCGCTCCGAAATCGGCGCCACTTCATGCACCTTGAATTTTTTCACCGGGCCGTCGGCGGCGAGGCCGAAGAGCCACAGATAATCGATGACCGGGTGATGCGGATTCTGATCGGGCGCCGAGGGCAGCGGCGCGAGCAGCGCGACCTGCGTGACCTCGCCCGCGGCGTAGGCGACCTCCCGCACGTGGAACGCGCCGTCCGGGTAGCGCACGCCGATGTAGTTGGGCTGCGCGGCCGCCATCCGCACCGGCTCGTCCAGCGTGAGCTGCGATGCGGTCCCCGCGACGAGCCGGCCCGAGTAGCCCCAGGCATTCAACTGCTGCGCGGCGAAGAGGCGGTGCGAGAGCGCGATCACGTCGCCGCGGCCCGCCGCGAGCCCCTCGAAATCGGTCTCGAAGGTCACGAACCGCCGCCGGAAAAGCTGCGCGGCGGCGAGCAGGTTCGCCTCGCGCCCGGCCATGTCCTTGTCCGTGCAACCGAAGAGTTCGATCGTCACCGGATTCGCCGGCGCCTCCACCCCCGGCACCGGCGCGCGCACGCTGTCCTGCTGCCAGTCGAGCTCCGGATTCCAAAAATTGACCACGATCTCATCGGCCAATTTGCTCGACTCCCACCGCACCCGGAAGCTGTCCTGCTTGATGTTGGGCAAGCCGAACACGGCCACCACCGGCTGGGCGGGCGCGTCCCACACCACGCCGTACTGGCCGCTTGCGAGCGTCAACGCGCCGCGGCCGCAGCGCGCGATCGCGTTGACCATGTCGAGGCAGTTCATCTTCGCATCGAATACCGCGTTGAAGGTGAGCGCCTTCGATGCGCACCAGGCGGCGAAGGCCTTGATGTTGTCGTGATCGATGCGCGACTCGGCGAGATCGCAGCCGAACGCGCGCCGCCCGTTGATGCGCTGGCCGCGCAGCGCGTAGAGCACCCACCACGCGGGATTGCTCGTGTGCGCGGTGGTCCAGCCCGACCCGTCCCACACGGCTGTACGCGCCTGCGCGAGCGCGGAAAACCGCTCGACCGTTCCCTGCAATTGCCCCGACGCCTTTATGCGCAGCGCGACGCGCTTCTGCCCCGTGTAATCGGCGAGGTCGGGCTGATACGTCCTCAGTTGCGTCCACACCAGCTCCGAGACTGCGCGCGCGTCGGTCTCGTCAGGCGTCACGCGCCGCACGCGCACCTCATACTGCCCGGGCGCGATGTGGAAGGCATAGGTGCGGCGCACGGGCTTGCGCGCGCCCGAGGTGATCCGCGTTTCCCCGGGATTGAGACCGCCTTGATCGGCGATTACCTGCGCAGGGAGCTTGACCACGCCGAATAGCGGCTCGCCGCCAGGGCCGATGATTTCCGGCGCCGCGTCCGACACGAACTGCAACGGGATCCAGTCGGGGGCGCCCGCCGCGCGATACTGCAGCTCGAACACCGCGCTCCTGGCAACGATGCCCTGCTCGCCGGCATAGTAGAGTGAGCCGGTCACCTCGATCGCGAGCGAGGTCGCGTCTGTGCTCGAGGTGCGTTGAATCCAGCCCGCCTCGGCAGTGAGCGCGCCGCCGGCGCTGGAGTCGACGTTCCCCGGGAACAGCCGCAGCACGCCACTCGCGTCCGACTCCTCGATCTCGACCCCCTCGAAACTCTCGATCGGCGTCTGCCCGATCCGGAAGTCGGACAGCACGACGTCGGACAGGCCGAAATGGAAAATCTGATACAGATACTGATCGTCGCCGACGAATTCTGTGTAGGGCTTGACGGCGAGGTCAGGGAATACACGGTGACTGCCCATGATCACAGGCATTGCCTCGAACGGGCGCGCGCGGTTCGCGCCGCCCGCGAGCGAATAGGTCGGGCTCGGCTCTTCCGCCCCCTGCGCGAACGACAGATTCGGCTTCGGCGGCGGCAGGATCGCGTTGATCAGCAGGTTGCCCGCGATCGAGATCACGCCGCCGAGCAACTGTCCGTAGGTGATGCCCAGGAACGCCACCTGCCCGGCCACCTGGGCGCCCAGCAGCCCGACGGCGAGTGGTTGCGCAAACACCATCACGGCGATCGAGAGGATGGTGCGCAGAGGGTTTTTGCCGCCGCCCCCGCCGCCCTGCACGCGCGCGCGGATGACGATGATGTCACCCTCGCGCGGGCAGGCGCGTGACCAGTCAGAACGCGGGATTAACACATCGTTTAAACGCAGGAATACCGGCTGCGACGCCGGCAACCGGATGCCGACGCGGTCGAGATAGGCCGCGATCGATTCACCCTCGACGAATGCCGCGTACTCCAGCCGCCGCCCGGCTGCCGCGAGCAACGGATGCGGGCAGTACACCAGCGACGGCTGTCCGTCGCCGGTGAGTGACGCGTGATGCGTGATGAGTGACGGGGTTTCCCGCCTCTCGCCTCTCGCCTCTCGCCTCTCCATTATGTCCACCGGTAATACCCCTCGACGCGGTAGCCCAGGCGTTCCAGCTCGCGCACGCGGGTGCGCACGACCTGGCGCGCGTGAGACGCGGCGTGCAGCACCCAGGGCTCGTTCGCGATCACGCAGTAGAGCCCGATATGACACATCCGCGCCCGCGCGATGAGCAGCACGCCATCACCCTCCGTCGGCGCAGCAGTAGGGGCCGCGTAATCGGTCTTGAGCGCATCGATCTGCGCGGCCATCGCCCGCACCTTCCCGCAACCGGTCTCGCCGGCATACCAGCGCTCGGACGGCAGCCGGATGTCCCGGCCAAACACCTCGGCGAGCACGGTGCGCGCGAGATCCGCGCAGTCGAACTCGCCCTCGACGTAAGGGAGCCCCACGTAGCGATCGGACCAGTGCATCAGAACAGCCCCGGAGAGGAGGCGGGGTCGTAGCGCATCGCGATCGCCGGGCGGTTCAGGATATCCTCGTAGCCCAGCTCGCCGGTGATCTGCGCCTGTGTCATCTCGACGTTTCGCATGTCGAGCGTCGCCTCCCACTCGATCACGTCGGGCTGGCTGCGCAGCACCTGCATTACACGCACGGTCGCGCCCTGCGCGCCGCCGGAATTCTCGATCGGCTCGACCAGCTCGCGCCCCACGTTGTCGATCGCGAGCCGCGCGCGCGGCATCTGCCCCTCGATGTCGTCCGGCAGCCAGATCGCGAAGGCAACGCCGACGTAGAGGTTGCCGTTGCTCACGAGGTCCTGCGTGTCGTTCACCACGCGGATCGGGGTGGCCAGCGTCGGATGCGCGATCTCCAGCAGGATGAGCGGCGCCTCGTCGGCGGCGGTCGCGTTTATCCTGCTGCGAAAATGCGCGGAGTAGTTGCGCGGCATCAGCTACTCCAGGCCTCGATCACCAGGGTGATCCGCCAGATACCGAGATGCCGCGAGACTGGTTCCTCCTCGAGTATCTCGCCGCCACGGATGCGCGCCTGCTTCACCCGCCCGTCCACGGGATCGATCCAGTCGAACCACGCTTCGCCCCCGCCCACCTCATCCTCGAGCCACGCATGGAACGCCTGGTAGTCGGCCTTGCTGTCGAGCCACACGGTGACCGGTTGCGCGATCAGCACGCGGCTTTTCACCTTCGAAACCTTCGGCGGGCCGCTCTCTGTCGGCATGGAGACCGCCGCGGGCTGGCGCTCGCGCGCGTACCCCCGCAGGTCGATGCGGGCGTAGGCAGGCCAGGCCGGCATCGTCACCGCCTCCGCAACCCGAAGGTGTTGCCGATCGTCTGGGTGATCGGACCGTTCGCCCGCGCATCGTCGAGCACGATGCGCACCACCGTGCCGTGCACGTCGATGCGCGGCTGCACCTCGGTGGCGGTCTTCGGGCTCCCGCGGTTCACCAGCTCCACGCGTATGGCGCGCGACTCGCTCGCGGGCGTAAGCATGCGCATCTGACCGGGCGTCAGCACGGCCTCGTCATCCCGGATGATCGCCGGGCGCTCGCCCGGCCCGATGCCGGCATGCATCCGCGGCGCGTCGCGAAAGAGCGATGCCGGCACCGCGCGACTCGGCAACGCATCGTAGGCCGGCACGCCGCCGCGATGGGCGATGTTGGCGTTGATCGGCACCGCCATCGGCGCGGCCGGCGCGGCGGCGGCGGGTGCGGGCGCCGCCAGCCCCGGAATGCCGAGCGAGCCCAGGATCTGCGCGATGGCCCGGGAGTAAGGCGCCATCGCGAACTCGACCACCGGACGCAGCACCGTGGTGGCCGCCATGTGCTTCATGCTGTCGAAAAACACCTTCCCGAACGACTTGCCGGCCTCGAAACCACGGAACAGCGAGTCGGTGAGCCCGCGGCGGATGTCGTCCTGCATGCGCTCGTAGCCGCGCCGCTCGTCCTCGAGATGCTTTTGCCTGGCCTCACGCACCCCTTTGTCGTCATACGCGGCGTTGATGCGCTTTCTAAGCGCCTCGTACGCCTCGGCGGTCAGCCACACTTTTTGCTGTTCGAGCTCGGCGAGCGCGACCGCGCGCTCGCGCTCCACGTTCGTGAGACCGATGAGGCTCACCTGGAACTCGAGCTGCTGTGCCTGCCGGCGCATCGACAGGATCGCATTGCGCTCCAGATCGTCGAGCTGCTGGCGCGCGGCGATCTGTTCTTCGATTTGCTTGCCGTACGACTCGGCGAGCGCGAGGCGCTGCTGCTCTGCTACCTGTGCGCCGCGCTGCAGGTCGATCTCCTGCGCCTTTTGCTTGAGCATCGCCTCGCGCTCGGGCGTGATGCGGCGCCGTTGCTCGGCCGTCATGTGCTCCAGGTCGAACCGCAGCTTGTCGAGCGCGGTCGCGTCGCGCTTCAGTTCGATCTCGCGTTCGAGCGCCTTGAGCATCTCGGGATACGGGTCTTGCCCCGGAGATCGCCGCGTGTATTTGGCGTTGATCGCCGCGCGGCCCGCCTCCAGTTGATCGGGCGTCATGCCCCCGGCCGCGTGCAGCGCCTCCAGCCGGCGCAGGTCATCGGCGCGGCGATCTGCGTCCGTGCGGAACTGCCGCAGAAAATCAACGGCGCGATCCTGCACGTTCGCGAGTTGCGCGCGCGCGGTCACGTCGGCGCCCAGATCGATCAGGTTTCCGGCATCCTCCGGAGGGGACACGGCTCGTTGCGCGGCCGGCAGCCGCGCGCGGGCACGGTCGATGCGACGCTGCGCGCCGGCAGCAGCGCGTGCGTCGCCGCGGGCGCGCGCGGCGAGTAAATCATTCTCGGCCCGGAACAGTTCGTCCGTGAGCTCGACAAATGCGCGGGCAGCGCGTTGACTGTCGTCAGCGAGTGCCTTGAGCCGGGTAGAGATGAAATCGAGCGCCCCTCCGACCACGGTCTTCACCGCATCGGTCTGACCCAGCCGTTCCAGGAAATCGTTCCAGTTGTTCTTGAGGTCGGTGGTCGCCCGCCCCAGTCCCTGATGCATCGCCTCGGCGACCCTGTCCAGTCCCTGATCCTTCATCGTCTGGAGGATCAGCGTGATCGCTTCGCCCTGCCGTCCGGTGTCGACCAGGTCCCGGATCATCTCCTTCTGCACGGCGGTGAAGCTCACGCCGGAGCGCGTGAGCGCGGTCAGCCGCTGCTCGGGATCTTCGAGCGCCTTGCCAAGCTGCAGCACGGAACTCTGGAGGTCGGTCCCCAGCACGCGGGACAGGTTCGCCGCGACCTCCATCGCCTCGCCGAAGTGCTCGCGCGTCACTTGGCGAAACGTGAGCATCACCGCCATCGAGCGCTTGACCGTTTCGTCATCGAAACCCAAGCGGCCCTGCATGCTCTCCGCCATCCGGGTGAGCTCGGCTGATGTCAGATTCGCCGTGTTGCCGGTGGCGCGCAGCACGGCCTCCAGCCGGAGCTGCGCCTGCTCGGCTTCCATCCCGGCGCGCACGGCACCCCGCAGACTGCTGACCAGCGCGGCCCCGATCGCGGCGCCGGCCCCGATCGCGGCGAGGCGCACCCGCCCAAGCACCTGCTGATGCCGCTCGTGCTGCTCGATCGCCTGGATGTTCTGCGCGACCTGCTCGCGTTGCGCCCGCGTGAGGTTGTGTTGCGACGCCTCGTAGGCCAGCGTCTGCGAGCGCGTCATGCCGAGCGTCTCGGCCTGCTTCCGGAGCGACGCGACGAACTGATCGGCGGCGGTCTTGGCCTGGGTGTTCGACTGCGCGGCCGCCTGGCCGAGCTGGCGCAACTGCTCCGCCTGCCCGCGGATCTCGCCCGAGACGTTCTGGCCGTCGATCGTGAGGCGGATGCCGAGGACGACGTCACTCATCGCGCGGCTCGTTGAGCAGGGGGAGCGCGGCGCGCTCCATCAGTTGCAGGTCGTCGAATGCGCGGCGGCGGCTGCCGGCGCGCCGCGCGCGCAGCACCACATCGACGCCGGCGTAGTCGAGCCCCGTCACGCCGCCCATCGCCCCTTGGCGCCACTGCGTCTGGCAGGCGAGGAAGAGCTGCAGCGTGCGCACGTTTTCCGGCCATACCGCGAAGAGCGCTTCGTCGCCGTCCTCGAGTGCCTCGCGGATCTCGCCGTCGACACCGAACGCATCGAGATCGTCGGCCGCCTCGTCCGGGCCGCGCCCGCGCTTGCGCGCGCTCTGCCGCGCCCAGTGCCGCGCGGCATCCGCTAGTTTTTTCTGGCGGCCTCACGTCCCTGCATCATCTGGATGTAGGCCGCGGCGAACGCGGCGAGCACGTTCGGGCGCTGCAGCAGCCTGGCCAGCGCCTCGTCGCTGTACGCGATGCTCTGCCCGGCCGCGTCCTGGAACTGGCCATCGCCCCAGCCCCTGACCACGCGCGCGGCCATGTCGGCGTCGGTCCCGCCGCCGGCGTAGATGGCGTCGAACTCGCTGCGGTCCAGATACTCGAACTGGACCATCGCCTCGAATTTGCGCACCTTGCCGCCGTCCTGCGGCTCGCTGATCATCACCGGCCATTCGACGACGCGTTTTTCGGCAACCTTATACATCGTTAAATCCTCTTTGAATGCTGGAAAAAAAGCGGGCCGCCCGGTGAAGGATCGTCCCGCTGAAATGCCCACTTTGATGTTGTTGCCCCCGGTTACCGAGGGGCAGTTGTTGGTGTGAGCTCCTATCCCACGGCCGCGCGCGCGCGCGCGCCGCGAATCTCCCCTCGCCCTCCGGAAGAGGGGTCGGGGGTGAGGGAAAAAACACGCCGCGCGCGCATCACAATGCCTGGATCGCGATCTCGTCGTCGCCGAGGTTCGGCACGAAGCGCGTCGCCAGCGCCAACGCGATCACGGACTCGCGGTTCTCGTAACGCGGCTGCGTCAACTGCACAGCCGGCGCGTGCACATGCACCTGGTTGCCGGCCGTGGTGCCATGCAGCAGGTTGAGCGCGCCGAGATCCACGTTGCGGATGCGGCTGAAGTAGTCCTTCTCCGCGATGGTGGGGTCCTCGATCGTGACCGTGCCGGCCGGCGCGCGGTCGGTGATCTGCACGTCTTCCATGCCGACCAGGTTGCGGTAGATCACCTGGTTCGCCAGGTTGACCTCGAGGCCGTACAGCTTCGCGAAAAAGCCGTGCAGCGTGAACCCGCTCGTGTTCGCGTTGTTGACCGCGACCGGCTTCCTCCACGCGGTAAACACATCGGTCGGCAGCGCGGTGTCGGAGATCGTGCCGACGAGCCCCATGCAGTCGAACCGGTAGAGCGGCAGACTGCGGGCGTTGAGCCTCAATTGCACGCTCGCCCGCGCGCCGAGCATGATGTGGCGCTTGCTGTCCATGTTGAAGTAGACCGTCGCGGCGTCGAAGGCTTCGGAGACCGGCAGGTAGGCGACCTGCGCGTCGATCGAGTAGTTGGTCGTCGCATCCGGCGGCGTGGTCCAGGCCTCGGAGACGGTAGCCACCTTGGTGGTCCCGTTGTAGGCGCTGATCACGCGCGGTTGCCCCGCACCGGTGCCGCCGGTCGGCCGGATGCGCATGCCGCGGTAGGCGCCGTCCGCGGCCGACGCGGTGCCGGCCAGCGTGATGGTGTTCGCGCCGCCGGCGGTTGCGGTGCCGCTGTGCGCAGTCGCGAGCGCGAGCTCGGAAAACCCCGCGGCACGCATGAGCGGCCCCCACGCCGGCGCGACGCCAGGCGTGCCCGAGCCCGCGATCTCGCAGCCGAAGCTGAGACGCGCGTGCCCGGTGACGACGATCTGGTCCTGATGGCCGAGATACGGCCGCACGATGTCGCGGTCTTCATACTCCAGCTCCAGCGGCGTGTACTCGACGTCGCGCGCGGCGATCGCGTTGGCCGCGCCCGTCGGCACGGCGTCCTGCCCATAGACGCTCTCGATCTTGACGAGGAGCGACTTCTTGCGCCAGTAGCGTGTGGCCATCGTTTACTCCTTCAGTCGCCAGCGGCCGCGGCGGCGTGCGGCGTGCGGCGGGGAGGTTTCGGTTTTTCTGGCGCGGAGGGGAGTTCGCCAGCGAGCCGGCTCCCACCATCCAGCGGCGCGCCGGATGCGTCCCGCGGCCGGTTGCCGTCCGGGTGATCGTGCGTGGGCGGCTCGACTTCCTGGAGCTCGCCGGCATCGTTGACGGAGTAAGCTCCCCCGCGTGCGGTCATGTCAGATGCTCCTTAGCAGCAGGCGCGTGGTGTAGTCGTCCTGCCACCACAGCACCAGGTTGTCGAGCTGCAGCATGCGGCCGGCCGCGAACTCGATGGGTTCCAAAGTCTCGCCGTCCGGCGTCCATCCAAGCAGCGCGCCGGCGACCGCCGCGCGCAACGCGCGCAGCTCCACCGCCGCCTGCTCGCCGCGCGGATCGCGCAGGTTCTGCGCCGCGACGATCACGCCGAAGCGTGCGTCCATCAACTGCTCGGTCGCTTGAACCGCCAGCCTGTTCGGCCCGGCGCGGTCCGACAGCGCGACCACGAACGCCGCAGGCAACTGCTTCGCATCCGGCGCCGCCGCCGCGAAGTCCGCGGCGCCCGCCACGCGTTTCAATGCCGGCACCTGGTCCCTGATCCGCGCGATGACCGGCTGCGGATCGAAGAGTGTGACGGCCATCAGTAGTCAACAAGGGTGTCACGGCTGAACACGCGCTCCGGCGCCGCGACCTCCGGGCCTCCCGCAGCCGCCGGCGCCTGGTGCCCGGCATCCGGCCCCAGCGTCGCGGCCCCCGTGGACACGCTCCTCAGCAGCCGCACCGCGGCGTTGTAGCGGTCCTTGACCTGATCGGTCGCGCGATCCTCGTAGAGGAAGTAGCGCGCGATGTCCGCGGCGAGCCGCGTCAGAATCGGCGGCGGCGAGGCGAACGGCAGCACGTAACGCGCCGCCACGTGCGCGTTGATCTCGCGGTCGGCATCGTCCAGCGCCCGGTCGAGCACCGCGTCGTCGATCACGCCCGCGTTGGTGCGATCGGTGAGCTGGATCAGCTCGTCCGCGCCGAAGCGGTCGATCAGGTCCTGTTTCGTGGCGTAGTAGGTCATGCGCGCGCATCACGGCTTACTGCTGCGCGCTCTCGCCCGGCTCTTTGGCCTTCGTGCCCTTCGGGGCGACGGGTGCGATCGCGCCTTGCGCGAGCAGCGGTTTCGCCTGCTTGTCGGTCAGCTCGACCTCGGTGTTTTCGGGCGTGATCTCTTCGGCTGAGAACTTGATCGGCGTAAGCGTCATGAACTTCGGCATCTCGTCTCCTTTGGCTCACCGGGCGGGGGAGACAACCCCGCCCGGCAGCACAGTCCCCAGCAAGTATCCTTAAGCGACCGCGGCGCTGATGAGATACCCGGCGTCCGGCGCGGCCATGACCGGCGAGAGCTCATCGGTCACCGGATACACCCAGCTCTTCGCGTTGCGATCCTGGTAGGGCACCTCGACGATCGGGTAGCCGCCGAGCTGGTAGGTGTAGCCGAAGCTCGGCACGCCCATGTCGGCGAGCGAGCCCAGCTCGGTGAACGCGACCACCACGAACTTGCCCCACACGTCGACCAGGGCGCCCGCGTCGTTTTCGAAGACGGCCTGGCCGACCGCGACGCGATTCACCTCCCACAGCGCGGCGAGCAGGTCGGTGGTGACCACATCGCGCCCGGTGTACTTGATGCGGTCGATGATCGCGGGGTGCGTCTTCAGTTTCGAGAACACTTTCGCGCCCAGGACCACCGTGTTCGGATAGCGGCCGACCTTGGCGCGCACCGCCTCTTTGGCCGTCTCGATGTCGTCGCTCGGCTTGCTCGCGGGGTCCGACCACTGCTGCGCGCCGGCGAGCGTCACCTTGTTCGAGGCGGCGTACTTCGCCGCATCGGTCGCGATGTCGGCCTGCGCCTTCTCGCTGCGCAGCGCGATGATGTTCTGCGTCTTCATGATCGCGACCCGCGCCATGTCGATGCCAGGCACCGCGTTCGCGTCCTGCATGATCTCGAACGGCACCATGCCCTCGAGCGCGTGCTGCTCCAGGGCAAACGGGTCGGAGCTGTAGCCGTACTGCACCCGCTTGGTGTTCGCGCCCGGCGCGCGGCCGGTGGCGTAGAGCCGGAAGTCCTCGCGCGAGAACTTGATGATCTTCCCGCCTCGCTGCTGCACGGGCACGTGCGGGAAGAGCGCGGCGCCCACCATGTCGGCGTTCTTGAAGCCCTGCGCGACCGTGGTGAGGATCGGGTCGATCACGCGTGCCTGGGCAGTGGTCATTTGAGTCATGATGTTCTCCTGGATGTGCGGCTAAGCGGGTTACGCCACGTTCGGGATCAGCAGCACCTCGACGAACTCGTCGGCGCCGCCCGCGGCCTGGAGTGCCAGCGCGACTTTCGCGCCCGCGGTCGCCCAGGTGATGGCCTTGCCGTCGGCGTTGCTCTTTAGCGTCGCGCCGGCGGCGAACGCCGCGCCCGATTGCACGATGGTCGTGCCCAGCACGTCGACCGGGATCACCTGGCCCGAGGCGCCGGCGGTGCGCGCGACGCCCAGCGTGTTGGCGTCCGCGCCCGCCTGCGCGCCGCCGGGTGTGACGAAGCGGTGCGCGGCGACGGTGCCCGAAAGCGTGTGGGACAGCGTCAAAATCGGGATCGATTGCTTGCTCATTTTTGAGCTCCTTTGCGATCAGTGACTGACGGCCGCGACGGCGGCGTCGTAGTGCGTGTCCGGGTGCGCGCGCTGATAGGCGAGCGCCTTGTTGTGCAGCTCGAGGCGCGCCGGATCGACGCGATAGCCGGAGGGCGCGGCGAAGCTCGCGGCGCCGGCGTCCTCGCCCGCCCCGCGCGCGGTGTGCTCGGCATAGTCCACCTGCTTCGGCAGCCGGGCGAGCCAGTCGCGCAGCCACTCGTCCGGTTTGGCGGTTTTCTGCGCGCCGCCCTCGGCGAACTCGATCTCGCCGGCTGCGTTCGGCCCGACCATGAACGCCGCCAGCGCGGCCTGATCGCGCGGCAGGACCTTGCCCTCGCGCACGAGCCCCGCCACGAACTCGGCGGCGGCGCGCGCACGCGCCTCGCGCTCGGCGCGACGGCTGCGCTCCGCGAACTCGGCGCGCTCGCGCTCGAGCTGCTCACGCTCTGCCTTCAGCCTGGCCTCTTCGGCCACGATGTCCTGGGCGTTTTTCATGTCCGTCTCCTGTGATTGGGATGGTTCGGCGTACGCGACTGCCGTATCTTTTCCGCGCGCGGCGGCCTCGAGATCCTCGATCAGGTAGGCCGGCACGACCCTGTCGGCGTCCTCGACCGAGAACTTCTCGATGAAGAATTCGCGGATGCGGCGCCAGAGCGAGGCGTTCTGCCGCGCCGGCCAGTCCTCGGCGAACTCGATCACGCCGGGCTCATCGGCGGCGAAGCTCGCGCTTTTGAGTCCCTTCACCGCAGGCGGCTGCGCGCCGAGGAAACCGACGTGCCGCAGGTAGTAGACGCCAGGCACCGGGTTGCCCGGCGCGTCCGGCAGGTAGAACCGCGCCGAGATCTTCTTGAACCGCCCGGCGTTGACCATCTCCGCGAACTGCGGCTCGACCTGGTCGGGCTCCGCGATCAGTACGCCCTCGCTGTACGCGAGGGACTTCGTCCAGCCGTACGCCGGGTCATCGGTCTTCGGATGCCCCACGACGAGCGGCGCTTCGTGCTTTGCCGGGTCATACGCCGCGGCGGTCGCGCGCAGATCCGTCTCGCCGAACTCGAAGGTGCGCCCGTCGGTCGCGGTGTGCGTGCCTGCCCGGAAGATATGGAGTCGCTGCACGGCGCGGAGTTTGCGCCGCGCGGGCATCCCGCATCAGGTAACGGATGTGGGGAATTCAGGCGCGCCAGGCGGCGCGCAGGTGATCATTGAATATGTCGAGGATCTCGCGGCGGTCGTTATCTGAGATACCGAGGAAGGGCCGTGGCGGAATGTTGCGGTCGGGATCGCCGAACTGGTGGGTGGCGCCGTAGATGCGGTCGGTGCCGAACACAAACTCCGTAGAGCTGGTCTGGTAACGCAGCAAGTCGCGCAAGTAGCCGTTGAACACCAGGATGATGTCGCGGTTCCTGGACTTCCGGGCGCGATATTGGGGGCTGAGCGGCGCCCACGGCCGGCCCTCGGGGTCGACCTGGCGGTCGAACCGATCGCGGTGGGAAATCAGCAGATACTCGCCGATGTCACGCCACGCCGGCTCGGGGTCTTGGACCGCATGGAGCAGGCGATTAAACGCGTCCAGTACCTGCTGGTCCTGGATGTCGATCTTGATGGCGGCGCCAGCCATGCTCTATACTGAATGCCTCGGTGCGTGGAATAGGGCCGCGCCCTGTTTGAGCCCGCGCATTCGTCCACCCTGGCCGGCGGGGTGAGATCCCTCAACGCCCATACCAGAGTTTTCCCATCCGTTGATTCTGCGCGTAGCGCAAGTTGCTCGTGGGCACGAACGTGAACGCGGATAGAAATCCGTTCGCCTGTTCCGTGGCGATGATCAGCGCCCGGCCGCGGCCGAGGTCATAGCCCTTGATGGCACGCGAGCGCAGCGCGTAGTACCCCGAGGCGTTGCGCTCCAAGCTCAGCCATAGCTCGAATGGATCGGCGAGCGCGTCGATGAGCGCCGGCAGAAACTCCGCGCGCGCCGGGTCGAGATGCTGCGATAACGTTTCGGCATCGATCGCGACCGGCAGTCCGTGCGAGTCGATCACCTGATAGGGGCCGCCGATCTCCGCCTCGATGGCACGACGCACTTCCTGGGTATTTTTCGGGCGCACGGACAGCAGCGGAGGCGCCGGCTCGAGCGGGATGCGCGCCGGCCGGCCGAAGTCGGCCCAGTTTGTCGTGACGAGCCGCTCCCAGTCGCCGGCGCGGTAGCTCGCGCCCTCGCGCATCGCGGTCTCGGCGAGCGGCTGTGTCCACGCCGTCGCGCCAGGGGCATAAGCAAACCCTGGATCGATGCCCTCGGGCACGCGTACCGTGCGTGGATGCTCGCCGTGCGTGCCCACCCGCACATCGCGCCAGTTTATCTCCGGCGCCTTGTCCGGGCCGGACTTGCCCATGCGGCCGAGATCGCGCTCGGACAATGTCTCGACGTAGCATTGGCACCCCCAGCCGTTCGGCGGATAGTGCGTGCGCCACCACGGATCGTCTGCGTGCAGGATGAGGCCGTCCCACGCGAGGTGCTGCGGTCGCGGTTCGCGCACCGCTTTGCTGTGCCGGTAGCGCCAGTAGGGCCGTGTCTGCTTGACTGCCTGCATCTGCGCATAGCGGCCCGCCGCGTAGCTCGTGCGCAGGTTCGTGTCGTAGATCACCCGCGATCGCCAGCCGCGCGAGCCCTTGTAGCTCCAGCCATGCTCAGCGACGATGCGATCGAAGTCCTTGCGGAATTGCTGCAGGGTCGCGCCCTCGCCGATCACGCGGTCCACCGCCTGCCGGAAGTCCGCCACCAGCGCGTCGCGGTGCGCGCCCGCGACGACGAATCCGTGATCGTGGCCTTCCTGCCAGAGCTGGGTCCAGTCCCGAGACGTGAGGTTGAGCTTGCCGCGGAAGAACGCGATCTGCTCGCGAAACGGCAGGCTGCCGTACTCGACCGGCATCAGCGCAGTTCCTCGATCAGATCATAACGGCCGGCGAGCGCCGCGGCGGCGAGCGCGCGCTGCATCACCGCCGTGAACTCGCGGGTGTCGAGCGCGGGATAGAGCGCCATCAGCGCCTCGCGCAGGGCGGGGAGCGATTGCGCCTGCTCAACCGCCGCCCGGATCTGCTCGATCATTTCGTCGATCGCGGCAGCCGCTTCGCGCGCGAGGCGATCGGCTTGGCGATCGATGAGCGTCTCTTCGCCCTCGGCGAACGCTGCCCCTCGCAGCTGCGGCACGCCGGCGCCGGGCGCCGCGCGCTTCACCCACCGACCGCCGTAGGTCTCGTTGATGTACTCCGGCGTCTCCGGCTCGTATCCCATCTCGTGCAGGCGCTGATCGACCTGCGAGCGCTTGTCGAGGTCTTCACCCTCGTCCACCTGGCGCCACACGCGCGGGATCGCCGCCCCCGGAAAGTTCCACTCGGTCAGCCAGCGCGCGACCGAACGGTTGAACGACGCGCAGATGAGGTCGGCGTCCGACTTGACGAGGTCCTGCCGCACGTCCATCTGCACGTCGGCCTTGTACTGCCCTCCCTCGGCCTCTGTGGTGAGCGTCTGACCCAGCACCACTTTCGCAATCGCATTGTTCATGCGGTCGTAGAGCGCGGTGTAGTCCGCGGTGCCCGAGCGCGCCGCCTCGATCAGCTCGATTGCCATGCCCTCGGGCAGGATCACGCCGGCGTCGGTCATGATCGCGCCGAGCGCGGCGAGCAGTCGCGACTTTTCTTCCGGCGTGGCGTTGGGCGGATAAGATCCCTTCGCCGTCGGCTGCCCGAATTTTTCCAAGAAAATCAGCCAGAACTTGATGCCCCCGCGTTTGAAAAATACCGGCCAGTAGAGCCAGTGGGCGAGACCGAGCCCGTAGGGCTCATCGTCGTGGTCGGCGCCGGTCGCAAACGACCAGAACTTGCGCTCGGGCAGCGGCTCGCCGGGATTCGGGTTCGCCATCGTCAAGAGCCGCAGATTCATCTCGCCGTCGTAGCCGAAGCGCCGGCGGTCGCGCACCTTGACTCGGTCGATGGTCACGAAGCGGCCATCGTTGCCCCACAGGATCTCCGCTACCGCATGCCCATAGAACACGCCGTAGAGCATGCGGTCGCACACCGCGTCCCAGCCGACGGCCTGCAACTGTTCTTTCAGGAACGCCGCCGCGGCCTTGTCCTGGCGCTTCTCGCCGCCCGGTTGCACCTCCCACTCGCGCGAGATCACCGCGAGCCGGCGCTGTGCGAAGGTCGCCGCCACTTGGTCATCGCGCAACACCTCGCGGTAGATCTGATAGTTGCCCATGCCGCGGGCGCGCAGCACCTCGTCCTGCGGCATCAGCAGCTCGAATGGCGAGACGAAGCCGCGCGTGATGTCGCGACCGTCGCGGGTGGTGGCGATCTCGCGCGACTCGGGCCGCGTCATCGCGGCCTCGGCGAAGCTCGCCGGCACCACCATGCCGGACGGGAGCTGGACGTAATCGGTCATAGAAAGCCTCCGAAATCATTGCCGCCGGCGACAGCCCCGAACCCCACGTCGGCGGTCAGCGCACGCGGCGCAAGCGCGTCGATCGCGGCGCCGAGCCTGCGCTGCCCCAACGCCTGAAACTCGATCGGCACCGCTTCGGTGCGGGTCGCGGCCCAGGCGAGCACGCGCGCGATGACGCGATCGCCGTGGCGCTGCTCGCCGTCGCTGCCCTTGTCGGTACCGGCGTCCATCGTGGGGTAGCCGTTTTTCAGCACCACGCGGCGGTGGTCGGCAATCTCGTCTTCGTCGCGCGGCAATTCGATGGTGCGGCCTTCGAGCGCGCCCTTGTAGGACGGGAAATGCTCGGCATACCAGGTCGGCGTCGCCATCACGCACTCGATGCGCGAGACGCCGAATTTCTGCAGCGCGGTTTCCGCGAGTTGCTGGCCGTTTCCGCGGGCGTCGTACTTCGCGTGGTGGAACAGCGGCAGGTTGGCCACCAGCCACAGGTTGATTTTTTCCTGCACGTCGAACGGGATGCGGCGCAGCTCGACGGTCAGCGTCGCGCGCCACCGGCGCGGCGCGATCTCCTGCAGCACGCCCTCGACCGACAGGTCGCCGCTGCGGCCGAAGTCGCGGCCCAGCACCGAACGGACGTTCGGCAGGCTGTCAACCGCAGGCTTCAGCACGTCGGCGATCCAGCGGTCGGTCTCCTCGATGCGGCGCGAGTTGAGCATCCACTCCGGGGGCTTCGCCCAGCGGATGACCACGCACGCGTCGGACTGACAGTGCTCGACGAGCGTGCGCGGCAGGTAGACGCCGGAGCCCATCGCCGGAATGCAATCGAGTTCCTCGGCCGCACCCTCGCCATACTGCGCGCGGATCGCCGCCTCCCACTCGGCGCGGGTCTGCTGCTTCAACCGCGCTCCGAGAATGAGCTGCACGCGGGCGAACAGGCCCGCATCGAGCGCGTCGGTGAACGTCGTGCGGTGCAGGCTGTAGGGGAGCTTGCCCGCGCGGATGTCCTTCACCAGCAGGTTGAACGGATTATCCTCGCCGTTGTGCGAGGAGAGCAGCCGCACGCGACCGCCCCAGATCAGCATCGCCATCGCCGCCTTGATGAGGCCGGGCAGATCGTCGTGGAACGCCGCCTCGTCGATCGTCACCTTGCCCTGCTTGCCGCGGATCGAGCGCGGGCGGCTGGAGAGCGCGAGGATCTTGAACCCGCTCGCGAACTCGATGCGGAATGCCTTGATTCTCCGGCTGTCGCCGTCCGCATCCACGTCCTCGAACAGCGTCTCCTCGATCGCGCCCGCAGCGCGCTGGAACGCGCGCGCCCACATCGCGCAGTCGTCGATGTACTCGCGGGTCATGTCCTCCGAATAGCCGATGTACATGACGTCCTGCCCGCCCTCGGCGCTCGCCTCCAGCACTGAGTCGGAGGCGTCGCACCAGCTCGCGCCGATCCGGCGGGACTTCTCCCAGACGGCCACGTCGGCCCGGTCGGCGACCCATGCCTGCTGATAGGACAGCAAAACCGCCGGGGCGGCGGCGGGCGCCTCTTTCGGCGGGGCCGGGGCGCGGGTGGCGGGTTTGGAGGGGGTCTTTTTCAAAAAAATCGCTCAGGAGGGCCGAATGCCGGGTTTTTAAAGGGGGGTTAAAGGGGGTCCGGCGGCGGGAGCGTAGGGTGAGCCGCCCGAAATCAACACAGGCCGTTCTGGCGCGTCGCGCCAGATCCCCGGAAACTGGCCAGATTGGACATCAGAACGTCCCCGGCCGCGCTACCGAGCGGGTCAGCGCCATGAAACCCTGCTGCAGGTCGGTGCGCGCGATCGCGGCCCAGCGCCGGTCGATGCCCTCGGCCGCGTGCACCCTGTCCACCAGGGCGCCGACGCGCTCGGCCTCGGCCTTGATCTCGTTCATCAGGTCGATCTCGGCCTGGCTGAGATCCCGGTGCCCCTTGATCAGCTTGTGCTGGTTGTCCATGTGTCACCCCGCAATGCCGAGAATCTCCCGGCGGATGGTGTCGACGGCGCCCGCGGTGAGCCCGCCTTTCTTCGCGACCTTCGCCACGCGATCGGCGGCGGCCTGGGCCTTGGCGCGAATTTCGATCTCGTGGCGCTTCTGATTGACGCTGGCGCGCGAGAGCGTCGCGACGTTCTTCGCCACGCTCGACAGGAGCTTCGCCCGCTGCATCGTGTCCTTGACGGTGTTCGCCTCCTGCAGCGCCACCAGCACGTTGAACACCTCCGTCTGGATCATGCTGATGACGGCGCCGCTGCGCAGGTCCGCATCATCAGGCGCAGCCTCCGAGATCTGCCGCGCTGCTTCGGTGCTCGCTTTGATCGCCGCGAGCTTGTGCTGCAGGTTCTGCCCGTACTCGCCCAGCGCGCTCTTGCCGATCGCGTAGCCCTGCTCGGTGAGCCACTGCGAGAGCGCGACGTAGCCGCCGAAGCCGCTCTTCGCGAGTCGGCGGTCGAGCTCGTTGCGGATCTCGGCCGGCAGCTTCTCGACCTTGGGACGCGGCGGCACGGCGTTCACCAATATTTTTTCGGGCGCGCGATGCCGGGCTCGGCCGGTATCGTGTACTCGACGAAATCCACCCCGTGGCGCGTGAGCTCCGCGGACCAGGGCGCGCCCTCATGCCTGGCCAGCTCGATCAGCTTGCGGTCGGCCAGGTAGTCCAGTTGCCGGCGCAGCTCGAGCGCCGTGCACTCTATCGGGATCGCCTGGATCGCCGAGAGGATCAGCGTCTCGGCCACCGGGTGCGGGCTGCCCGCGTTGACCGCGACGAGCACATGCCAGCGGATCGTCTCACGGCGGGTTTTTTCCATGTCCATCATTTATCTCCCCGGGTCACGCGCTCGGCGACGAGATCGATCTTGGTGGCCAGCGCGTCGAGCTTGGCGTTGATCACGGTCTCCGAGCGGATCGCGTCTTCCCGCCGCACGTAGTGCACCGGAAGCTCGGCGCGCAGCCTGAGCAGGTCGCGCTCCCGCTCGCTCACCGCCGTCTCGATCGCGGCGAATCGCTGGTCATGCGCCGCGCGCGCCTCCTGGCGCAACTGCTCCTGGTGTGCGAAGCGCTGCTTGAGGTCCTGCTGAAACTGCCGCAGCAGCGCCTTCGACAGCGCCCAGATCGACGCGACGAATGCCGTGAGCATGGATGCGAGCAGCGTGATGAGCTGCCAGAACTCGACCTGCAGCGTCGTCATCGTCTGGCTCCCCTTTCGTGCCGCTCCTGGCAGTCGACGCAGCGCCGGCACGACGGCAGCGCGGCGCGGCGCGCCGCGGGAATGTCGTCGCCGCAATCCACGCACACATACGCCGTCGGGCCGGCGGTGTCGCGGGCGCGCGCATGCTCCGCGAGCGCACGCTGCGCGGCCAGCGCCTGCGCGCGGAACCCTTCCTCGACCTCGGTGGCCATGTCGTAGAGATCCGTCATGCGTTGCCCCAGGTCTGAATCGTCAGACTGACGCGCCAGTGGTCCATCTGCCGGCGCGCCGGCGCCTCGCGCAGCAACTGCCCGTCCTTGATGCGCGCGAGTTTCATCTGGCCGTCCACGGGATCGATCCAGTCGAACCATTTCACGCCGAGTGCGAGCTCCGCCTCGACCCACGCGATGAACGCCTGATAGTCGGCATGACTGTCGAGCCATACCGTGGCCGGCCGGTCGATCATCACGCGGCGGCGGAGGCGGTGCTGCCGCGGCGGGCCGGACTCGATCTGGCTGCGCACCAGCCCGGAGGCGCGGCGCACGGCGTAATCGCGGAAGGCGAGCTGCGCGTACGGCGGCCATGCCACGCCGCGCGAGAGCGTGCCCGCGGCTGCGGCGGTGGCTGCGGCGCCGCCCTCGAACGCGACCGGCGCATCCGTCAGCGTGCCCTGGGCGGTGGCAGCGGCGGCAGCCGCGCCCGCAAGCGGAATGCCGGTTGCGAGATCTCCCGTGGCGGCGGCCTCGCCTGCCGCAGTGCCCGCGAGCGCGATGCCGGTCGTGAGATCGCCCGTGGCGGCGGCCTGGGCCGTCGCGTCACCCTCGAGTGCGGCCGGCGCGCCGGTCAGCGTGCCTTCGGCCGCGGCTTCGGCGGCTGCGTCGCCCGCGAGCGGTATCCCGGTCGCAAGGTCGCCGGTGGCGGCGGCCTCGCCTGACGCAGCGCCAGCGAGTGCGATGCCGGTCGTGAGATCGCCCGCGGCGGTGGCAGCGGCGGCAGCGTCCCCCTCCAGCGCGGCTGCCGCATTACTCAGCGTGCCTTCGGCGGCCGCTTCGGCGGCTGCATCGCCCGCGAGCGGTATCCCGGTCGCAAGGTCGCCGGTGGCGGCGGCCTCGGCCGCGGCGGCGGCAGCAAGCGCGATGCCGGTCGTGAGATCGCCCGTGGCGGCGGCCTCGGCCGCGGCGGCACCCTCCAGCGCGGCGCCGGCCGCGGTGTATTCGGCATTCCATTCCACCGCGCCGATCTCGATGCGGCGGCGGTTGGAGCCGCCGCCGGAGGAGCCGCCGCCGGTCTGCTGCAGGCGGCACTCCACCTGCGCGCCGTCGGCACCGGACAGCGCACTGGCGTTCCATGTGCCCGCCACCACCTCGCCGGTGGTCGTGGTCACAGTGCCGGTGGCGAGCACCGACACCTGCGATCCGTTCTCCCACAGCGCGAGCGACCAGGTCGTGCTGTTGCCGCCGGAGGCGTTCTTCCTGATTAAGACTCGGAATTCTTGCAGCCCGGCGCCCACCGTCGGGTTGCCCGTCGGCGTCGGGAACGAGACGCGGCAGTCGGTGTCGCCGTTGCCGCCGTTGTGCGTGAGCCACGCGCCGTCCGGCGAATCCGGATCGTCATCGATGTCGCCGACCGCGCCGGCGAGGTTCGTCTGGACGAGCAGCGCATCCGGCGCCAGGCGTTGGTTGGGCATGCTTGGCGGTCAGATCAATTATCGATCTGGACGGTCAGTGCGTCGACCGCGAAGGCGGGTGCAGCGTCTCCGTTGTTGACGGTCTTGGCCTGCGTCAGCGCGGCGCAGATCAGCATGTTGCCGCCCGAGGACGCATCCCATATCCCAAAGTGCGTGATCGACCCCCAGTTCGCGGTCGGCGCCGGGAACGTGATCGTGACCTTGTTGCGCGTGGTGCCGCTCGTGCCGGTGGACGCGCCGGTGCCGGAGTTCTGGGTGTTCGCCCAGTTCGTCGTATTGGCAGCCACACCCACGCGCGCGTAGCTGCCGCCCGAGACCTCGGTGCCGGTCGACGAGTCCGAGCACGCGCTGGTGTGCAGCGACACATAGAGCGTCGCGGGCGGCGTGAAGGACTGCCCCCGGAACAGCCAGTCGACGATCCGGTTCTCGAGGTAGTCCGTCAGCGCGCCGCCGGCGGCGGGCGGCGCGAACGACACCATGAGCGGCAGCAGGGCCGCGATTAAAAAGCGTTTGAACAGCGGTTTCATTGCGTTCTCCTTTTCAGACTCCGAGCAAATTGAGCAGCCACGCGACGATGTCGCGTGTGTAGTACGCGAGGACACCCGCGGCGAAGATCGCGGGCGCGGCGAGCTTTTCCTGCCAGCGCATGTCGCGCCATTTCATGGGGCACGCATCACGGGGTGATCGTTGGCGGGATCGGCGGCCGGCCCGCCGAACAGCCGCACGGCGTTGTACACCCACCAGGCGCGGATCGAGAGCATGCCGTCCTCGCGGCACATGCGCTTGAGGATCTTGTCCGCGGTTTTGCGGTGGCCAGGCTCGATCAGCCCTTCGCGGATCAGTTGATACAGCGCGTCGTGCACCAGCGAGCCGCGCGCGAAGCTCGGCGTGTCGACGGTCGGTCCGCTCGGGCCGTCCCAAGCGTAATCGCGCCGGATCGTGAGCTGCCCGTCCGGCATGAGCCGCACGTAACGGTTGCTCACTGCCGCCGGCGGATGGATTTCGATCGTCGTGTGGTAGTCCTCCGCCAGCTGGTACTTGTAGCCGGCGCGGTAGGCGATCGAGTCCGACATGCCGCGCCCCATCAGTCCCTGCTCACGGCGCGCACGCTGCACCGTTGACCGGCGTAGACGAACTCGATGCGCTCGGCGTGACGCTCGCCGGTGGCCGGCGTGCGGTGCACCGCGCAGCCGCCGGCGCGGGAGAGCAGCGCCGCTGCGTCGTACTCGATGACCCGGAAAATCACGGTGTCCGTGGCGCAGCCGGCCGCAGCCGCGGCGAGGCAGATGGTGCAGGCGCTTTTCAGTCGCATCATGCGAGCGGCCCTCCGGTCTGGAGGTTGCGCGTGGCGGCGATGCGGCCGTAGATCGCGAGCGCGGCGCCGCCGATCACGAGGATGGAATTCACCAGCCCCTCCTGGTCGCCGATGTCGATGCCGTAGAGGCGCGCGATCTCGGCGGCCAGCGCCACGGCCGCGCCGATCAACGTGCGGTAGCCGTTCACGCGTCGCCTCCGTACTGCCCGCGCCGCGACGCACATTCGCGGTAGGTCAGCAGCATCACCGCGCGCCAGTCCGCCGTGGTGCGCCACAGCGCGTCGAAATCGCGCAGCAGCAGCCTGTAGATCGTGTTCGGCTCCGCGCGGTCGAGCGCGACCAGCTCGGCGCGCGCCTGGTCGCGGTTGGCGCCGATGCCGCGCGCCCACACCAGGTTGCCGCTCCAGCTCGCGTAGGCCGCGCAGCCGCGCTCGTCGAGCGAGACTGCCGCGGCGGGGGCGGCGGCGAGCAGTGCGATTGCCGCAATCAAAGCGCGAGTCATTGCCATGCCTCCGCGTAAAAAGCGTCCCACGTGTGGCGGTGCGGCCGGCCGGGGCGCCACAATTCGAGGTAGTAGTCCCAGGCGTACTGGGGCTCGCTGAGCAAGGGCAGCGGGCGCGGATGTGTCCACAGCAGCAGCCGCGCGACGCAGCAGGCGAGCACGTCGTTGTGCTCGAGCGCGGTGTAGATCGTAGTGACTTCCGGCGGGTAGCCGAGTGCAGCCAGCACCGGCGCGAGGTGCGGGCGGCTCGCGCCGTGGTGCAACACCCCACGCACGCCGGCGGGCTCGAACTGCCACCAGCCGCGGGCCGGGCCGTTGATCTGGCGGCGGTGCGTGAAGCGCGACTCCTGCAGCGCGATCGCGGTGAGCATCGCGCGCGCCGCGGGACTGTCCATCACCGCGGGCAGCAGCGCGAGCGCGACTGTGTAGATCGAGCCGGGCACGAAGTGTCGCGGCCTCATGCGCGCGCCTCGAATTTCGGCGGGTTGAACGCACACGCGGCGCCCGGCGCGCGATACTCCCACACCGGTTGATGCGCGCAGCGGCCGTAGCCCTGCGCAGCCATCTTGTCGGCGGCGTCTATGGAAAAGCGGCGGCAGTGACCGCAGTCAGTTGCCGCCGCTCGCCCGGCCCGGTCAGGAGTGGACGTACGCATGGCCGCCATGTTGGCGGCGGCGCGCGCCTCAGATCAGGTAACGGATGTGGGGAATTATCCGGCCGACCGGCCGGCGATGCGGCGCAGATGCGGCTCGCTGATGCGGTACTCCCGGCACAGCTCGGCGGTGTTGCGGCCGTTCCAGCGCCGGACGATCTCCGCATTGCGCGCCGCGTTGTCGATGTCGCGCCCCATCGGGATGTAGACCTTCATGCCGCCCCAGTCGCGGCGCACGTCGTCCACGTGCCGGCGCGCGAGCGCGTGAGCGCGGTCACCCGGCAGCCCCTCGCCGATAAGCAAGGCGGCCAGTTTGGCCGCCAGGTCTTCGTGAAACACGGGGTATTTGGCGGAGTCGCTCATCAGCACCACGCCTCGCGCCGGCCGCCGTCGTAGGGACGCGCGTGACCGGCGGCGATGAGCGCCGCGGCGAGATCCTCGCCGTCGCGCGCGATCGCGCCGAGCGGGCGGCCGTATTTCTCACGCCCGGTCACGGTCAGCGTGATACGGCCACCCCGCGCCGCCCAGGCGCGCACGAACTCCGCCGCGCGCCTGCCAGCCTCGCGCTCGCACGGCGGGCCGCTGCGCAGCTCCGGTGCGTTGATGCCGGCGAGCCGCACCACGGTCTGCACCGTGTGCTGCGGCCAGATCGCGACGCGCAGCTCCAGCGTGTCGCCGTCGATCACGTGCACCACCTGCGCGCGATACGGCCCGTAATCGGTCGCGCCGGCGGCGAACGACGCCGCCAGCGCCAGGGCAAGAATCGATGAGCGCAGATTACACATGGACGGTACTTTGCCACGGATGCGATCACGGATGCGATACCAGGGCATCACGCCGCCCCCTCGCGCCGGCGCCGCCGGCCCTGGTGCTTCGCGAGCGCCGCCACCAGCTTGTGCAGTTGATCGGGCGCGACGAGCTCGACGCGCTCGATGCCGAACATCTTCACGCACGTGGCGTCGACGTAGTGCTTGTCGTAGCCGCCCTCGCGCGCGAGCATGATGATCTTGCGCAGCATCGCCCGCTTCTCCGGCGCGGCGGTATCGACCCACGACCACTCGTGCGGCCGGCGAGGTTTCACGGGGAACCTCGCGCCGTTCGACCGTAGATGCGCGAGCACCTGCTTGCGACCGGCGTGATCGAGATCGCCGGCCGAGCGCACGCGGCCGATCGCCCACAGCATGGCGCGATACGTCTCGTCGTCCAGGCCGAGATCCCGCTTCGCGCAGTGGATCGCGGCGAGGTCGCGGTTGCGGTCAGTTGACATCACCCCCCCCCCCGCTATATGCTTCCACTCGCCGCGGCCTCATTGAAGGAAGCAAGAAGCGAAGCGAACCAGCCAGAATCGGGCTGCGTATTCCGCGGCACTTTCTCCGATGAACAGCATGCACACAGTGCGTACAGATGGTCGCGGACATTGGCCGAAGGGCAAGCGACGCAGCGACGTGTCGCGGCGGGCGCGCACCGAATTCGTCGCGCAGTTGCGCGTGGCCGTGGCGCGCAAAAACAGCTCGATCCGCGCGGTCGCCAGGCTGCTCGACGTCTCCGATCGCACCGTGCGGCGCTGGCTCGCCGGCGAGGACTGGCCGGCCTCGGCCGAGCAGATGGTCGCGTACGCGCGCCGCCTCGGGAAACAGTCAGTCACCCAGTAACCCCCCCCCCCGAGCCTTTTGAGGCTCTCGGGCTTGACCGAGCGCATCGCGACGTGCGCGCCGATCGCGACGAGGATGCGCACGCGCTTTCTCCCCGGGCTCCACGAGTCGATGGTGCAGCGCCGGCCGCAGTACTCCGCGTCGCCGGTGTATAGCGCGGTGTCGCCCGGGTTGAGCGGCGCGCCGATCGAACGTTCGGTGGGTTGCCCTTTCGCCTCACGCCTCACGCCTCTCTCCTCTCTCAAAAAGGTGTCCGCGCCTGGCGCCCGAAGGAGGAGAGGACCGGCTGGCGGGTGTGCGCGAGCCGGCTGCCATCGCGGACCGCCGGTGATTTGTCCCTCCGCCGGCTGGGGAGTCTGTTAACCGCCTCAAGTAATCTCGCCAGTGAACCTTCCCCGCCGGCGTGTAGTAGCCCCACCATTGGCTTCGCCCCCCCACGAACACGAACAGCGTCCAAGTGCCGGGCTCCACCGCGGTGATCTTGTGGCGGGCGGACGCGGGGCGCCATGCGATCGAGCCCGCGCTGCGCAGCGTGGGATACGTCCGCTCGCGCGCCTCATCCTCCCAGTGCAGCGTGCCTGGAGCGCCGCGCCCGAAGCACGGATCGATGGTCACCGGCCGCACCTCGACGTACGCGCCAGCGAGCACGATCGACAGGAAACCCGCCGGGTGATCGTGCAGAGCAGCCGCGCGTGAAATCGCCGAAAATCGCACAACACTCAGCGGCCCATGTAGAGCGCGCCGTCGGCGTGATACAGGTGTCCCTCCCGGTGTACCGGCAGCCGGCGCGTAAGCCAGCGAAGGAATCGACGCATCATGCGACGTCCTTCGGCGCGGCCGCCTGCTCGCGCACGCGCTTTGCGCGCTCAGCGCGCAGGCCGCGGATCAACGACATGCGCGGCTCGCTGCGCTGCATCTCCAGTTGCACCGCGCGGTCGAGCACGGCGATACTTGCGCCCCACGCGCCCGACAGCGCGTCCTGCACCGATGTGTTGACGAGCGCCTGCGCCCGCCGCTCGACGTCGTGGCTCATGCCGCCACCTCCTCCGGCGCTTCCTTGAGCAGCGCCTCGATGAGTTTGTCGACCTCGCCGGCGGCGGAGCGGATCAGCACCTCGTCGCCGTCGCCTTCGATCTGGATGCCGAGGCGCTTGAGGTCGCCTGCGGTGAGGTCGTAGACCGCGGGCTTGTGCACGGACTCCTTCACCCGGATGAGCAGTTCCGCCTGCGCCTCCGGCAGGAGCTTGCGGATGCGCGCGATCACCGCGGCCTCGTCGTCCCACACGATGCGGCCCTTGGCTTTCATGTACCCCACGCGCACGCCGTGCAGCGTCACAGTGCGCGGCCGGGTAAATAGTTCCGGGCTCGCCTCGATCGCGGCGCCGAGCGCCGCGCGGCGCTCTTTCTCCGCGATCACGAGCTTGCGGATGCGCGGCAGCGCGCGTCTCGCGAGTTCGCGTTTGGCCTCCTCGTGCTCCATCACCGCGGCGGCGAGCGCCTCGTAGGCCGCGGCGTAGTCGGCGGTCAGCCGTTCGATTTCCTGCATCGTTGCCATGTCGGTTTCCTCTCTATGTCGGCAGGCGAATCTGACCAAGCAGTTCGCCCAGGCTGATCCGGCGCATCTGCGCCTCCAGGCGCAGGCTGTGCATCGCCCGGCTGCGCAGGAAGGCACAACACATCTGCAGTTCCTCGGCCGTCTCGCAGACAAAGTAGCCGTGCGCCGGGTGAGCGGCGATCGGGTATCCCTCCTCACGCAGCTCGGACACCTGGCTGCGCACCTGGCGCTCGGCGGCGGGCGACGAGACGGGCGCCCCGGTGATCTCGCGCACCAGCGCGTCCACGCGCACGCCGTGCGCCGCACCGACGTGGCGATACAGCGCGGCGAGCACTTGGTCGCGGGTGATCATGCGTGCGGCCTCCACCCGGCGAGCGCCGCGGTGAGCGCGCGGGCGTCGAAGCGCTCGCGTGCGGCGGAACGCGACGCCGTGTGGGACTGCTTCCCCCGTAGCCGCGACAGCCCGAGCATGTGCGCGCGGCCCCAGATCTGCTTGAGCGTGCGGTTAAGCCGGCGCGCGCAATACGGCGCACCGGACTTCGCGTAGTGCTCGATCAGCACCGCGTCCTCGGCGGCGGTGTAGGTCGCGACGCGCCCGCGGCTCACGGCTTCACCTTCTCGAACACGACGTAGCCGCGCCAGCGCGAGCCGCGACCGGTGCTGACCGGCATCACGAATACTTCCTTGATCGGGCAGCCGTGCACTTCGCGCGGCGGGCGCGGCCAGTACCAGTCGAGAAAACCGACGCGGCCGCCAGGCCGCGTGTGTTCGAGGCACAGGCGCAAGAGCGCGTCCGGCTCCGGGTAGGCGTCCTCGGTGCCGTAGTGCTTCGCCTCATCGCGGCTGTAGGGCTTGTCGACGATCATCGCGCGCCAGCCCCAGCGCCGCTTCGGCAGGCGATGGCGCACGTCCATGACGTAGTCCGGTTTCAGGTCCGGGTTGATGTCGACCGTCACGTCGTAGGGGCCGAAGCCGGCGCACGGGTAATCGCGCACGCGGCCCGAGCACACGAACAGCACGGTGTCCTTGATCTGCGCGCCGAGCGCGAGGCGCATGCGCTCGAGCGAGCCGTTCGGAAACGCGCCGTAGTACGGCACCTTCGGCCGCGCCATCAGGCACACGTCGGAAACTGGCCGGTAGCCGCTCATGCTTCGCCCTGGTCGAGTTGACGGATGAACGCGACAAGCGCGCGCGCCGCCGGCGCCGGGATCTCGGTCGGCGTGCCGAGCAGCACGAACGCGCCGTCGGCTGCCAGCGCCCAGCGCGGCGCGGGCTGGCGCTTTTCTGCATTCCTGCGCTGCATTTTCTGCACGCTGGTGGTGCGTTTCACCCTTTGCCCCCCGTCAGTGAGTAGCGCCGATCGTCGCCGCGCCCTTCGGCCCGGATCTCGCCGGCGGTCTGCATCATTCCGAGCTGCGCGTAGAGCGCCTTGCGCCCTACCACCTGGCGGATGCGCTGCTCCATCTTCGGCAGCAGCTCCCGCAGCGTCAGCGGCCGCGGCGCGTCCCGCAGCACCGCGCGGATGACGTCGGCCTTTTTCGCGGGCTTCACCGTGCGTGCTCCTCCGCGCGGTCGAGCGGCAGCCGCATCTGACCGGCGGCCTCGGCGTCGACGCGCTCCTGCACCGCGCGCTGCTTCGGCAACAGCGGGTAGAACTTGTGCGCCTCGGGCAGCGGGATCAGCGTCGTCACCGATGCGCTCTCCAGCAGCTCGCGCGGGAACTGGAGGAACTGCTCGAAGCTGATGCCGATCGCGCGCAGATACGGATGCGCGACGTATTCGTCGCCCCAGCGCTCGATGTAGTCGTCGTCGTAGGTGCGCGGCACGATCGGCGTGAGGCGCGCCTGCGTGATGAGGAGGTAGTTCATGCCGGCAGCCCCTCCAGCAGCTCAGCCTCTGGCAGCCACCAGTACCGCCGCTCATGGAGCGCGAGGCCGCTGGGCTCGTGCACCCAATGAGTGCGACTCCAGACATGGATGTCGAGCACGAACGGCTTGCCCTCGTCGGAAAGGAGCGCGATCAGCGCCGTGATCGACTCGTCGGTCTGCGGCCGCTCATCCTGCGTGCGCCAGCGGATGCTCATGATTTCCTCCTCGCAAGCGGCGCGACCACGCGCGCGGTCTCGGCATCCTGCCGCGCCTGTCTCTCCGCTTCGCGCGCCGCCTCGAGCGCGAGCCGTTTGCGTTCGCGCCGCACGGTGCGCATGACGTTGGTGTCGTAGCTCGGGCGATACCTGAATTTGGGGTCAAGGATGCTCATGCGGCCCTCCTCAGCTTGTTGTGCGCGCAGCTCTGGCACGCGCGCCAGTGGCGCATCGCGAACGGGGACGACGTCGGCGCCGGGCGATCGTGATGGTCCCGGCAGGCGGAAAATGCGATCTCCTCATCGAGATACGGGCAGTGAATCCGCCCGTAACGCAGCAGCACCCTGTCGGCCAGCTTGTCGGTGCGCGCGGGGTATTTCTCCGCCAGCAGCAGCGACACGGCGGTGGCGGATACGCCGAGCTCGCGCGCGACCTGCGCCTGGCTGGACCCCGCGACCGCGGCCCTCAGCAGATCAAGCCACATCGCACATCTCCCTCTCGGGCGCGCGGCGCGGCGCCCGCGCGAAATCGGCCGTGAGCGGAGTCTCGGCGCGCGTGTTCGGGTCATACACCGTGCCAGCGCGGCGCCGCCAGACCGGCGCGCGCGGCCCCGTGTCGAGCAGCAGCCGCCACCGCACGTGCCCGCTGCTGTATCGGCGCAGGCCGCGAGCGCGCACCGGGAGTTGCCGCACGTAGCCGGCGCGTGCGAGCGCGCCGAGGTAGGCCGAGATGCGCGCAACGATTGCGCGCTCCCCGCCCTGCGCGACCAGCATGATGAGATCGGGCACGGTGGTCGTAGGCTGCCTGCGCAGCGCGAGCCAGGTGCGCTCGTAGAGCGGGCTGCGCGTCGTGAGCCTCGCTCTTCTCAGCGCCTCCGACGCCGCCGCGCGCCCGGCGCTGGTGAGCCGCCAGCAGCCTCGCGCGCTCTCGCGCGCGAGCCGCAGGCGCGCGAGCGCCTCAAGCCGCGCATCGAGATCCCGAGGCCGGATGCCGGTGAGTTCGGCGAGCCGCGCGCAGGTCACGCAGTCGTAGGGGCTCGCTTTTAACAGCGCGTTTAAAATCTCGCCGCCTGCCCACATGTTCAATGCCTCGCCGGCGACGCCGCCTGGGCACGGCGGTGTGCCTGCCAGTCGACCACTAGCGCTTTGCCCGCGAAGTCCGCGGCGCCGACCTTGCGCTTGCCGTTCCGCTTCGCGTCCTGCTCGACGAGCGCGATGGCGTTGACCACGTGCCGCATCAGGCCGCCGCTCTGGCGGTGGATTTCCTGCACGAGGTCGGGCAGGATCTCGACCTCGGCGAGGTCGCGGCAGCTCTTGGCCACGTCGTCCACGGACGCTTCGTGAAACTCGACCACGCGCGCGATGCGCGAGGCGATCTGCGGGTAGCGCGCGATGCGCGCGGGCACCCTGTCTTCGCCGGCCACCAGCACCACGATGGTCTCGGTCAGATCGGTGATGTCGCGCACCGCCTCCAGCGTGCGAGCGCCGTTCGCGAGCGCGTGCTGCACCTCGTCGATGATCAGCGGCACCTGGGTGCGGCCGATCGCCGCCACCACGCGCGCGAACACTTCCTTGCGCCGCCCGCCCGACTCGACGCGCATCTCCTCGGCGAGTTCGCCGAGGAAGCGCGCCGGCGTCCAGTCCACCTTGGCGCGCAGGTACACCGCGCGCGTATCCACCGCCCAGCGATTGACGATGATGGATTTCGACACGCCGGGGTGCCCCACCACCAGCAACATCGAGGCCTCCGGCGCGCCGCGGCGCTCGACCGCGGCGACGGCGCCGCGGAAGCGTTCGTAGTTCGAGGTTTTGACGAGCTCCTTTTTCATCGATACACTCCTTTTCGCTTCAGTTGTTGTGCCAAGGCGTGCGGGGGCTGCAACCCCCGCGCGCCGCTTCTAGTAGCTCTCCGCTTCGCGCCGCGGCTCGTCGCCGAAGATGTCCGCCCATTCGCTGGTCGTGCGATACCAGGCGATCCAGGCGCGATCTTCATCCGTGATAAGCCCTTCGTGCGCCAGCAGCCAGCGGTACTTCTCGATGTCGCCGGTGTCCCCGAAAAACTGCGGCCGCGCGCCGGGCGCGAGCGCCACGACGTTGTCCGGCTCGGGCTCGGGCGCGATCTCGATGGGGTCGAGGGCGGGCGCGGCGGGCATTGCCCCCCGAAGCTCGGCGCGCACGTCCGCCATCTTCTCTTCGAGGCGCGCCATGCGTCGCCCGGCGCGCTGCTCGCGCAGTTGCTCGATCAGCGCCTTCGGCTGCCAGCCATCGCGGTTGCCGTCGAGCGAGGCCCACGCGATCGGCTCGCCGGTGATTTTTTTCACCAGCACGCGGGAGGCGTCGTGGATGTCGTAACCGACCTGCACGCGCTCGCCGTCGACGAGCATGAGATCGCGATGGAAATAGACGCCGTTCCACAGCCGCACCTCGCCGCGCCTGGCAACCCGCACCACCGACGGCATGAAGAGCGTGGCGACGTCCTGCTCGCTCGGCACGTAAATGTCGGCCTCGCCGAGCCGCGCAGTGCGATACTCCGCCGGCGTTGCGTGATTGACGCCATCGAGCTTGGGCAGCGAGGTGTGGCGGTGCGTCGCGTTGTAGGTCTCGATCTCCTGGTCGAGCGCGTCGAGGAACTGCTGGAACGTCGGCAGCTTGCTCGGCAGCGCGACCACTTCGCCGCGGCTCGCCTCCCGCAGCTGCCGGTCGATCTCGGTGATGACCTGACGCAGCGTCTCGCGGTCGTGGCCGCGCCCCTGATAGGTCGCGAAGCGCCGTGCGAGCGGAATCAGGACGGTCGGCCAGAAGCGCTCGATCACGCCGCGCGCTTGCGGGTGCCCCGGCCGGCCGGTCCTGTGCTCGATGCCCATCGCCGGCAAGATGCCGGTGAGCGGCGCGTCCAGCATCCTGGCGGTCTGGCCCGCGCCGCCGTCTGAGTAATAGATGAGCGGCGTGCCATGCCGCGCGATGCCGTGCCGCAGCGCGTCCGAGACGGCGAGGCAGTTTTCCGAGAGCGCGACGCTCCAGCCCACAACGTAGCGCGACTGCACGTCCATCACCACGGTGACCTCGGGCACGAACGGCTTGCCGGTCTCGGGATGCGCGATCTTCAACTTCGCGCTGTGGCCGTCGCCGATCCAGACGTCATTCGGCAGCATCGACTGGAATTCACGCCGTCGGAACGGCAGCATCGCGCGCAGCGCGGCGCCTCTGTTGCGGACCGGGTAGAACGCGGGCGCCGGAACCTTGCCCAAGGCGCGGCGGCTGCGCCCGTAGAGCGAGCCGTACGGCACGTCGAGCTTGCGCGCCGTCTCCTTCACGCACCAGTTCAACGACGGCTTGTTCGGCTGCCGGTAGAGGGCGAGCGCGGCGATCACGTCGGCATCCATCGCCCACTTCACGCCGCGCGATCGGGGCGCGAGCCGGCGGATGCGCTCGGCCGGGGTCGCCGCACCCCGCGCGCGTTGTCGCCAGCGCGTCAACGCGGCCACCGAGATCATGCGGCCGTTCGCGCCGCGTCGCGCGTTGGCGATGCGCACCATCTCCGTCGCTTCCGGCAGCAACTCGCCGGCGCGCGCCGCGGTCACGAACAGACGGGCGGCGCGCCGCATGCTCGTCGTCTCGGCCGCGCGCGACACCTCGTCCAGCACCCATGCGCGGGCACTGCCGACCTCGATCTGCCATTCACTCAAGTCGCCAGCGGCAACGGCGCGCGTCGGCGCCACCGCGGCCGGCGGGGGCAGCACAACGGCAGGCGCGGCCTGCTTGATCTGCTGCTCGGCGAGCCACTGGCGTATTGGTAGGGGCAGTCCAGCGGTCAAATACTCGCGGCGCATGCCGCCGCGGCCGCCGCGGCACGAGACTTCACGCGTCGCGACGCGCTCCCGGGCGAGGCGCGCACGCATGCGATACTCGGTTGCCGGCCATCCGGGCACCTTGAGCGCGGCGAGTTCCGCGGCGGAGTAAGCGTCTTTTATTATTGTTGTTGTCATCGCTTCCTCCCGATCTGTTTCCTGAGCGCGCGCTCGCGCGAGATGATTTCGTCCTTCGCGCGTTGCACGCGCCCCCACTCCGCGAGCAGCGCATCCTCGCCGACCAGGATGCGGCTGCCGCGTTTGCGGCCGAGCAGCTCCTGCAGGCAGGTGGTCTCGCATGCGGCCTCGAACGCCGCCGCGAACTGGAAGGGAAAGCGCCACGGCGTCTTGCTCTCCGCTGTCCAGGCGTCGAGCATCTCCTTCGTGATCTGCGTGCCGGTGAGCTCGCTCATGCGCGCCGCGACCTCGTAGCGCGAGGCCGGCGTGCGCTTGAGCGCGTCGGAGAGCACGTGCCGCAGTTCGGTGTCGTAATCGAGACTGCCGCCCGTGAGCGGCGGCGCGGCTGGCACATCGAAGAGATCGAGCGTTGACGTGTCCCGCGCGCGCGCCATGTCTACACCGCCCCCGCCGTGCGGACATTGACACGCCTGCGGCGGGTGCTACGCTTCGGCTTGTACCGGCCGAGGCCGCGCTCGCCGCGTCCGCTCTTGGGCCGGCCGTCTGCGTGATAGCGCGACGGCCAGATGTCTTGCGGTGTGACGCCCAGCGCTTCGGCGATCAGGCGCTCGGCCTTGGGCCAGGGGCGGCGCAGCGCGATATGGAGCGCGGTCGGGGCGTAGTTGTTCTGGCGCGATAGCCGATGGACGCTCGTGCCGCGCTTCCAGAGGCCGCAGATGATGTCGGCGGGGTGCCAGTCCGTGAGGGCTGGTTTTTTTGAGGTGTCTATTGCTAATGTTTGAAAAGACATGCGGCGAGAGTATGAGAACGTTCTGGAACGTTGTCAAGCGCGATGTATGAAGCGTGCGAGTTCGACTCATAGTAAATTTTAAAAAACATTTAAAAACAATGATATATTATTTTTCGCAGGTGCGAGCTTAACGTGCGAGATCATGACACGAGCTCGCACGGTTGGTACAGTCCTGCCAAGCTGCAGAAATTGAGGGTGCCTGGATTACCAACTACGGCGAAGGGAATAAGAGAGCGCGCGAGAAAGCAAGGGTGGGCTGAGAGGAAGGTGCCCGGCCGCGGCGGCCGGGATGGAACGATGGTAGAGTTTCAGCCGCCGCCCGACGTGCAAACGCTGATTGACGAATGTGCGCGCCGGTCGGAATATTTTCGATCGGATGAGGCGCTCAGACACGCGGTGTCGGAGGCACCGAATCCGGACAGCGCCTATGAGGCGATGCGCCGCATCCGCGATTCCGCCGACCTGTTACGCCACCTCCAGGAGGAGGCCGGCCACGAGCTCAGCGGCGCCTGCAGCGCTATGCTATTGGAACTGCTCGCTGGCGATCAGATCACCGAAGCCGGCGCGCGACGTTTGATCGAACACCTGAAGGCGAGCGACAGGTGATCGACCGCGCCACGTGAACTTTTATGGGAGAAATCGATGGAAATCTTCCTGTTGTGGATCGCGTTAAGTATCCTGGCTGGATGGATAGCAAGCACCAAGGGGCGTTCGGGAGTCGGCTTTTTCTTCCTCTCTGTGTTTCTTTCACCGTTGATTGGGCTGATCGCCGCGGCGGCGGCGCCGAAAATCGAGAAGAACATCGAGAATGAATCCCTCGCGGCTGGCGCTCACAAAAAGTGCCCAATGTGCGCTGAGTTGATCAGGGTCGAGGCGATCAAGTGCCGGTATTGCGGGTCGGACCTAGCGCAAGCACCGCCGTCGGCGGCATTATCAACGCGCGGTACGGGCGCGGCTGGTTACGCAGCAGCAGCTCCCGACGCTGAGACTGTGACGATCGTAAAGGGGGACGGCGAGCGTAAATTCAATGTTATCGCGCTACTCGTTGTTTTGGGCATGGCGAGCGTAGCGGCGTACTTCGCCTCGAGCGGTAAAGGCAGCACGTCCGGCAGCGCTGCGGTTCGTGGCGACGGGGGGTGGCGTCATGTGCGTACAGTCGGCCAGATTCGGTTGGTCGTTGTCGATGCTTCGTTATGGCGCGATAAAGACGTCTATCGGCGTGCCGCTTCGGCTGTTTGCAGGGACCAAAACAACTTCTGCAAAGTGTTGTTCTGGAGCGACGCGAGCATGGTTCCGTCCGCAATTCCTATGACCGACGCACAGGCGCGCGCGATGAAGGCCGACTGGGTGTTCAATGGTAGAACAGGATGGCGGTCAATTTGGTCTTGCGAGATCGAACCGGATCCGAATCAGTGTTTCTCTCAGTAGAGAATGCTGCCCCGTGTGGAGCATACTCAAATATGTCGTCAAATTCTCCCCTGACTCGCTTGCTGTACGCAAAGCACCTGACGCGCCGCGCTCGTTTTGTCCGCCTGCCAGCGCTCGCGTAACCTTCTGATTTTGCCGCCCTTCCGGAAATGCCCGCCGAGTTCCGGCATGTTCCGGCTTGTACTCAAAGCATTCGGCTCTTCATACGAGCGCGGGCAGCACCCTGCCGTAGAACCGCAGGGCGCGCTCGAAATCGTTGGTGCCGATCGAAACATGGGAGAGGATGTTGGGGTTTTCAGTGGCGACATTCATAAAAATTACTTTAAAATCAAATACTTATAAGTACCCCTGCAAGGCACGCTCCGCGCTGCGGCGGCAGACCGGAATGCGCGGTCGCGCTACGCCAGCTTCTTCTGCCAGAACATCGCCCTGCCCATCTTCGGGTCGAGCTGATAGCCCTCGAAGCCGCAGGCGCGATACGCCGCCTGCGCCGCCGCGTTGCCTTCCAGCACTTCCAGCGTGAGCTTGCAGCAGCCGAGATTCAGCGCGATCTCCTCTGCCTTCGCAAGCAGCCTCTTGGCGATCCCGCGGCCCCGGTATTCGCGCACGACCACCATGTCGTGGATGTTGAGCAGCGGCCTGCAGGCGAAAGTGGAGAAGCCCTCGATGCAGATCGCGAGCCCCACGGGTTTCCCGT